CCTTCTCCATCGTAATTCTTTATAGTGATCTTTTTTGAAGCAACATTCGATATTTCCACTTGTGCTTTCGCCGTCTTCACAGGATAGAATTCTATCTTGCGCCTCTTACAGATCGCCTCAGTCTTTTCTATGGTGTCACTTAAATCCTTTTCGGAGGATGTGAGAGCAAGAATGGTAACATCGTCTGTCTTGGGTGCTTCTGATAAAAGCCCAAAGTCCTCTTTCAGACTCAATCCTCTGCGAACTTCTTTCCACATGCTTTTAGCAAGAGTCTTGTTTCCAGGTATACCAATTGAGAAGAGATCGAACCGATCCTTGAATGCCGCCTCACGCATGAGTGACGCAGACATGTACATAGGATCGACCTCTTGACCCTTCTTGATCATTTCATCAACCATATCAAGAGTAACTTTCACTCTTGCTTTACCAGCAACAATGACCTCAAGAGTATCGAATGAGTATGATCTCTTCTTTGGGTCATTCGTTGCTACCTTGCCTTTGTATTCCTTGATTCGATTGTATTCTGCAACATGGTCGCTACCAGTAACCACATAAATCTTCTTGTATCCAAGTTCGCAGAGATACAGAACCGTATCAAATGGATTCGTTGATTTTCCAACTGGAAACTTCACCTTGGGAAACAACTTCTTCAGGTACTCAACCTTTGACTTCTGATCAAGTGGGTTCTTCTTGGTGTCTTGCGTTTTGGATACAAAGATGAAATGGTCTGCTCCCCTTGATGCAGCCTCACTCAGAACTTTTTCGACAACTACTTTGTGACCAATAGTCGGTGGATTCATTCTTCCGAATGCAAAGACTACGCTATCCTTCTTTGCCTCGTTGATTGTATTCGTGTGATCTCGGAAGTTAAGCATCTGTTACCCCTGATTCATCTTTCTGTTCTGCTTACTGAATTCCAAACGGTTAACGAGTTTGATGACCGATCCTGATCTATAGATGACGATACCTTCAGGATTAGTCGGTCGTATTCCGTTCTCATCCATAAAGAAGTGACCAAGAGTTGAGATTGCATAGAGTTTACGCAAGAGCATTTCTTTGACATTAGCAATTTTGTTATGCAACTCAAACATATCGTCTATTTGTTTTGAATAGGCATCGATAAATGCAATGTACTTATTCATAGTTTCAGTTTTGCCTTGCTTGCCCTTTTCGGTCTTGAGTTTATTTATGTCCTTTTCTAACTTACTTTTTACATTCAACTTCCATCCATCTGAACTAAAATTCGTAAGACCACCATTAATGGTACTATTGATGTAAGGTAGTAAATAGTTTTCAGTAAGTTCTTTCTGTGCCAATAGAGTCTTAAGGAATGGTCTGACTCTTTTTGCCAACACAGAACATTCGGCCAGCGACCTCATTGCAAGTTCTGATTCTCCCGCCTGCATCAAAGCAGGAGATAGATCATAAATGTTTGGATCTGTAACCCAAACATCTCCTATTTGCTTTAATACTTTAGAATCAAAATTATACGAAATGGCAGAGAGAGTTTTTAGACTATCTCCCTTATACTCCGTATGAAAAGCCATACCAAGTTTTGCCGTTGCAACCTTGCTTCCTATTGGACTATCTTTGGGGACAGTATACATGATTGTGTTCGGCTGAAACCCGATGTGGGATACCCCCTGAATGGTAACTGTCTTCTTCATGTCTTGAGTGAACATGAGATCGCCTTGAAGAATTCTCTTACCGATTCCAACCTTCGGAAGCAGTTTCAGACACATGATCATCTTATCTGCTAGATCTGAAGGGAACCCTGCTTTCTTGATCTCTGCTTCTGTGTGATATGCTTTCTGCTCTTTAGTGCCAAACACTGATTTAGTTGATACAAAGAACTTACCATTTTCAGGATTCTCGCCACAGACAATTGCAGGCTTTCCGTCCCACTTAGTCGATACTCCCAAACTAGTATTGCCTGTCTTTAGGCTTTCGATGATATCCTTTAGAAATGCTATTGCATTGTCAAGACCCTTTTGACCATAAAGAATCATTAGATCCTCCACATGGTCAAGATGCTTGTTCTTTGCAGTTTCTTCTTTTAGGATCTCTTTATTGTATTGACCAAATGAAAGCATTTCCACTCCTTATTTGGTGGGTCGAGTATTTATCCTAATTCTTCGTGTGCGCCCGTGCGCTTGGGCACGGGCGTGGTGCGCCCGTGCGTGAAGGGTAATATGCCGTACAAGTGCTGCCCTTGTGTTGCTCGGGTATAAGCCGACCTGAGATGCTGACCTCCCACGGCACATGATATTCATTCTTTTCTTAACGCATACTCACTCAATACTTTTCGAATAGGCTCCATGATCTTGTCTGCTTCTGTCCCGTACAGTCCGTTCCTACAACTAGGATTTATGCACTGGAAGACAGGGATGTTCATAGTAACTTTCGCATATACTAAAGGTTCTGTTCGAATTTCTTCATTCCCTCCAAACTCAAACGATAAGTCTTGCCGTGACCGAATGGTAGCACAGCCACACTTGGGACATGAGGGACATTCCTCATTCACCGAACTTGACTCGGATTTTCTTGTGGGTGCAATGACCCCTTTCATCCAAGTCAAAATAGTTCGAACGCTGCCTATCATCATCGTGTCCTAGTCTGTAGTTCATTTCTACTCCCGTTCCCGTAAGTTGCTCGTTATCGGTATTGAGGATTCCAAGTTTGTTGAGGATATCTTTGGCGACCGCTTGAGCATCTTCGACCGTTAGAGTTTCAATCGGAATGTCAATATGAATTCTGTACGGCATTACTCCCACTCCGAAAAAGATCTCTCAACAGAAATAGGTCTTGGCTTCTTGGTCTTAAACTTGCTCATGGTGTCATCGTCATCACCTTCATTGTTCTTCTTACCCATTTGTTCAAATAGGGCTTGATCATCATTGTCCACATCGAACAGTTTCATCTTCGATCTATCGATGCCAAGAACAAATCTCTTGTGCATAGTGGGATCGTTGTATCGGTTCTTAAGTTGCTTGACCATGATCTGCCCCGCTTCATCAAGTTGCTCAGTAGCGATGATTGCAAACATCAGGTCTGCTGTTGCGGGTAAACCGAATGATTCGGATGTGTCTGTCAATTCAACATCTGTATTTGAGAACCCTGACCTGTTGGTCTGAGTAGCGGTAAAGATCGGAAAGTCAGATTGAACCGCAAGTCCTCGCAACTCCTCTGCGATTGCTTTGATATAGGTGTATGAGTTGACATTTGCTCCCGCTTTAAATCTACTCGACGCACAGATGTTCAGGTAGTCAATAAACACCACATCGGGGAGGAAGTTCTTCTTGAGTTTCAACTCATCTAGGAGATGACGAAAGTGATCTACATTTGCTGTGGCAGTTGGATACTCTTTGATGATCAACTTACCCGTCATGCCTGCTGTTACCTTTGACAACTTACGGTCGTAGATGTCCTTGGGAAGGGTCTTCAGTTCATCTACGGCAATATCCATCAAGTTGGCATCGATGCGCTCTGCAATACGCTCCTCTGCCATCTCACAGGTGATGTACAAGACATTCTTGTTCATCGTGAGGCAGTTAGCAGCATGGTGGCACATGAAGAGGCTCTTACCCACGCCCGTGCCCGCCAGAATGACATTGAGGGTCTTGTTTGGAACACCACCATTGGTGATCTTGTTGAGGAACTCAAGATCAAACGGAGTCTTCTGCTCAACTCTGTGGTAAAACTCAAACCGCTTGTCTGCATCTTCAACAAAGTCGTGACCAATACTTGCATCAAACGAAACACTCAGAGCCTTGGTCAGAATCTCGGGAATAGCGTTTCGTGATTTCCCTTTAGCCTTCTTCTCATCTAATAACTGAATGGACTCCATCAAAGCGTTATAGACTGCCTTGTCCTTACAGAACTTCTCGGTCTGATCGATCAACCAGTCCATCTCATTAGCCAAATCCTTGGAAACATTCAAGGTGTCAATAAGTTTGGCACAGTTATCGTACTCTCCTTGGGACACCCCATCTTGCTCTGAAAGGATGATATTCAGTGCTTCTGTTGTTGGGGCAGATGAATACTTCTGAATGAATGATTCGATGTTCTCAAACAACCTACGCTCACATGGGTCGTGAAAGTAGTCCCCCTTTAAGAAAGGGAGAACACGGCGAACATATTCTTCGTTGTACAGCAGATTACGCAGTACAACGAGTTCGATCTTGTCGTTTGGCATTGGGTTTATTGTAACGCCCTGTCGATGAAAGTCAATCAGATTTTATGATGTCTTCTTCATTACAGATTAAGTATTCGTTCTCTCAAACGCCATAGTTCCGTTTCGATCTGATGGATGATCGAAGATGACATGGTACTTGCTTGGGTTGGACAGGACATGACTCCTGATCCATTTGCAATTTCTTGTCTGTGTATCGTCCAAGATAAACATCTTGGTTCGGGATTCCAAAAGAAGGAACTCCGCTTTGGTTGAGAACTCACCCCCGTCAAGGATAGCAAGATCAATCCCCTCAGGCAAAAGATCAGTTACCTTTGGTGTGCTCGAATACCAAGCGACATCCTCAGATAGCCATCTCGGCTCGTCCCCCGTCAGGTTCTCCCCGTCAAGTTCTGATTCATCAATGAGCCGTCCATGAATCAGGCTAGCCCAACTCGGAAGTCCCGTAAGATTCCAAGTCGATACTGCCAAGTCGTAGAACTGTTTGTTTGTCTCAAAAGAGACAAGAAAGATGTTTTCACGACCAGAGTCTTTGAGACCTTGAATGGCACACTCGGTCGATCCTCTCCCGTCCCAAGTCCCAATATCCACCACGGTCTTGATGTTGCTATTGGATAGGCAAGTCTTGTAGATAAACTTACCCAAATCCGTACTCATAGTAACTTGTCCCATTAGACATTCTTCTGAAGGACAAAGATTCCACATCCATTCCACCAACCATTCCGGTCTTCTGCACCAAGAGTCTCTGCCTTGAACATGATCTTCAGCCCAAGTTCATTCAACGCCTTGTATGTCCCGCTCTGCACATCTTTCCACGACCAATCATCCACCATGAAGATGAAGGAATCAGCCATCGCATCATGATAATGCTTCATAGCGAGGTAGTGATCATTAAATTTATGTTCGCCGTCATAGAAGTAGACATCGATGTTTGAGATGCCATTGTCCTTTGGTGAGATTGCGAAGCAGTCAGCGTCGATGAGGTTCGGCTCGTCATCAATGAACTGCTTCCAATTTGCTAAGAACTTCTGCTTGACATCTTTTCCAAGACAAAAGTTGTCTATGACCGTATAGTTGAGTCTCTTGTGGTTGCCATGTAGGGCAGAGATTGCGGTTGATCCCAAGAACACACCGATCTCCAAGTAGTTCTTGACGATGTCCTTGGAAAGTAGTCGGTTTGCAAACCGCTTGTACATGGCACCAGAGTAGCCAGATACTGAAAGAATGTCATTGGTGACATTGCTCGGCTTCCCATCATCCAAAGAGTCGATGATAGCGGCTTTTAGTTGATCGATTCTATTTGTGTCCATTATGAAAATTCCTTTGCCCACCAAGAGGCTCTGATTTTTGAATAGTCCCACTCACGGGACAAGAACTCTTCGTACTTCTTATATAGGAACTCCTCCGTAACCTCGCTCCAATTTTTGATAAAAAGAATCGGAAGTTTTGTAAAGTTTCGGTGACCGTCTTCGTATCGTGTGATAGGAATGGTTCGTGAATACAGGGCTTCCCACAGTCGATGTGTGTCCAAGCCGTTACCACGGGGACATAGGACAAACTTGTGGTCAACCATCTCGTTCAGGAACGACAGAATCACACTCTCGTCGGAACCACCTCCACGGTCGATCTCAGTCTGTCCACGGCGGTTTGAGCCAATGGTAAACCAAGTCTCGCCACGGCTCTCTCGCTCCACGAAGGTGTCCATCAAGGGCTGTCGCTCCACAGGATAGGTGCTCGGTCTGTGGTTGATATACAGCAGTTTGCTTCGGCTTCTCTTTGTATCGACCGACTTGATATGGCGAATCTTCGTGGTGATCACACAGTAGTCGTTGGCAATTCCAAGAGGAACGGGAATGATGTTGGGATCGGAATGGGTGCTGTTGACTGCATACCATTTCGTAACATTGTGTGGACGAATTCCTGCCAAGGTGGCATCGATTCCGATGTCTGAATTGTGTGTAACGACTCGTCGTTGTGTATGCGGGTTCCTACGCATGATCTCAAAGAATTCGTGCAATGCGGACTCGGTCTTGCAGAAGACGGTGTCGTTGTTGACATCGGAAAGACTGACGCTGCTGTCGAATGCCGTGGGTTTGTAGTAACTTCGGCATGCGGTCTTCAATGTCTCTCCTGACACAAAATCATCCAGAAGGCTGTCATCGAAGTCAATGGGATTGATATTCGACATGCTGTTTTTCCTCAACGATGTTTGAGTTGCAGATCTTGTTGATCTCACTCTTGAGTGCAAATCGCCTGTCGTTGCTGTAATACACACTTCTTGCTAGATCAATAAATTCTTGATCAAACTCATGCTTAGACTCTTTCATGCGAATAGAATCTTCAATTTCCCAAAGTCTGAGGTTGATGTCACACAGATCTTTGTAAAGGTCAGACAGTTTAGGGTGTAGAGAGAAGTCTACCTCTGCGATAAGAATGTCATGTTCTTTTGTGACATTTGCATTTTTGACTGCGTCGGTGATCTTCTTCATCTTGATGGAGAGGATAGACAACTTGTCGAACACCTCACCCATAGAAACTTCAACTTTCATCGATTGCTCCTTTTATTTCATTTGCAATTAGATCAATCACTTTTTGATTTGTCGGATTCTTACATGGTGTTGCTGAATAGAAGATTCTATCCCTATAGTGTGCTGGAGTATCCCAATTCTCTTTGACCATATCATCATATGACAAATCAAACATCTTGTAAAGTTCTCTAATAAGATCGTTCACAAAAACAACTCTACCGGATCCAATCATGAAGTCCTCTCCAATATTGTGTGACATAGACTCAGCAGCAGCCATAGATGGATGCAAAATGTCTCTGTAGTAATAAGTGTCACCTAGAGTAATTGACTTTCTATTTACGATTGAATCAAACACTTTGCCAAAAAGGAATTCCCCACTTCGATGAATCCCATTAAAATTGAATGGATAAGCAACACTAACATTTGGATATAAAGATTTATCTTTCAGTCTAACTGACATGGCATATTTGGACATAATGTAGTGATTACTCTTGAACTGAAATGGTCTATTGACATCTATCTCTCCACATGTATCGTTCCACAATTCTGCTGTCGAATACACCACAACTTTTCTAGAAATCGGAGAAAATTTCTCAACCGCATCTATGGTCATATTGTGGTTTACATCGTAAAAAGCGTTCATTGTTAGATTATCGGTAGTGTTTGCGAGAAATGTTCTGTTTTCCCCAAAGCAAATATAAACCGTGTCCCATTTATCATTTAATGCCGATGCATAGTTTCTAGAAGAAACTCTGCTGTATTGACTCGGAAAGTAATAGGATATTTGAGATGTTGATCCAACAATCAAACTATTCATACTGTGATCCAATTTTTCTTTACACCAGAAACAATTGATTCCCCGTGACCATCATTTCTGACTCCTGTGTGCAGATACAAAGGACACTTGACATTTGGAAGATGCTCTATGAGACAACGGAACGAACTCTCCATGCAATGAATCTCCGTGGCATTTTCAAGAACCATGGTCATGTCAAATATGTCCTCATTAGGATCGTTCTTGATAATCTTTAGTCCGTTAGAGTTGTCGGGAGTGAAAACTATGTTACGACTTGGATCATCATGAACAAACATATACTTTTCTCCCGTTGGATTCAATTTGCGGAAAACTCTTCCCTCCTCAACAGGATCTCTCCGTAATCTGAATGCAGACCAACGCTTTTCATACGGAATACCCGCCGACAAGTAGATGGCTTCATCAAAATCTTTAGCAACACCCATTAATTGGAGATTGTCCACCGCTCCAAAACCACATCGCATAAAATTCATGACATTCTGTTCTGATACAAATCTGTTCACATACCAAATCTCATTCTGATTGCTCGGAATAGGTATTACATGAATCCTTGGTTCATCATCAAACATTCGTACTACTCTTTTTGCATTTCTCTCCTTTGCAAATAGGTAGATATCAGTATAAAACTTACCTTGATTGAGGAGAGTGCGTACCATTCCATTACAGATGATATGATCACCCATTCCCAAGTGATGATGAAGAACTAGTGGATTCATACAGTTACTGTCTCTCTTCTAAGTTTAGGAGTGTTTTGTTGATAATCTGATTGAACTGGTTCGAACACTCTACCGACATAATACTTTTCATGTCTGGGAACGTACGGGAATGTTTTCTTTGCAAAGAAGTCATCATGCTCGGTACAATCATGCATTGCGACAGGCCAAACTACTTGATGCAGAAAGTCCTGATCAACACCGCAAAGAACAGTATTGTGCTTGCCTTCATCGTAATATTTTTCAATTGCCGCTCGGATATTTCTCAATCTATGGGCACGACATCCCCACATACCACCGCACATTGGTACATTGTGAACAGGACTATCTCTCATAATGTGAAAGGAAGTGCCTTGATTTAGCCAATCATTAACAGCCACCTGTTCACGTTGACCAATTCGTGAATCAGTATCACGAACTATCATGACATCTACATCTTCATAAGACGCTGCCCAAAATCTCCAAAAGAGTCTATCTTGTCTTGTGTCTTTGGTGTTAGTTACCATGACACGGCAATCTTTTTGTTTGGATAGAAGAGACAATGTTTCCTTGGGAACACTCTCATCACAGAAGAACCAATATTGCCAGTCGGGATAAAATCTTCTGGCTAAAACAACATTTGCTTCTGCACCTTCAATATATCTTGGTTTGTTTCCCCAAAGTCCAAATGAAATTACCTTCATCATAAAGTTGATCTCCTTTTTATGTATAGTGAACAGAAAATGTCTGAAAATTAGAGTACTAAATTCAAATGAATTTTGTCAAGTTTTTTGCCATAGACCAAGAACTGTATAAGTTATTGACATCTTCAATACTGTGTTTTGGTTCCCACCCCAAACGGGCTTTTGCTAGTTCGTATGACCCAACACACCAAGGAAGTTCGATATCTGAAATATCGCCAAATGTAATTGGATGGTTTTCTCCCGCAATCATTTTCGCTATATCTAGAATTCTACTAGCCACACCCGTACAGATGTTGAATGTTTCCATATTAGAACTGACTTCATGATTCATGGAAAGTAAGTTTGCAGAAACAACATCGTTCACATGAACAAAATCTCTAACGGTTGACCCATCACCGTTGATGTTGATTGGAATGTTCAAATCTTTTCTCTCTAAGAATATTTCCATGGCTGACTTCTGAAGTTTAGGTGAATTAAGGTACTTGCCTCCCCAAACATTAAAGTATCTGAGAGAAACCGTTGTCATGCCGCCCTTAGACATGAACCTACATATATCCTCACCTAAAAGTTTACTTAGTCCATACATTCCTTGCTGCGATCCAATATTTTGATTTGTAGCATTCTCCGTTACTGGACCATTTTTGTACATGTCTCTTGTGTATAGGGCACAGGAGGATGAAAATACAAACCTTCTAGCATTAACTTTTTTTGCTATTTCAAGAACTGCTGTTGTACCCGAAATATTTACTGATGAGATATCATAGTAGTCCTCGCCAGTGGCTCTTTTGTCTGCTGCCAAATGGAAAAATACTTCTGTGCCTTTAAGAACTTTCTCAAGATAATGAATCTCACGAATGTCGTGAGAAAAATATCTGTGATTCGGATGAGCAGGATGAATGGCATCACCATTTGAAAGATCATCGATTACAATGACTTCATGTCCCTTGTTAATCAAATTGGCGACTAAGTGTGAACCAATATATCCCGCCCCACCAGTTACACACACCTTCATCTTGCCACCTGATTATTGTGGGTTTCTTCAAATGTCTTACTACACATATATTGATAGATCACACCATCAATCCATTCTTCTTTCTTCAGTAGATTGCGAATTCCCATGCTGAAATATCGGTCTTCGCCCAAATTAACTGAAGGGAATCCAACTGTCTTTGCTATGTCTCTCTTAATAGCATTAAGATGATTGGGTGGTCTATAGTAGACTTTACCCTCATGATCATCAATCCATCTGTCATATTTCAAAGAGTGAATGAATGGTCTAGAATAACCATCTGAAAACATTATTCTGCCTGTCAAAGAAGAACAACTAGGATTAGTCTTGACAGCGTTCAACACCTTCTCAATATAATCTTTGCTAATCATATCGTCATCATCGATGAAGACAACATATTCACCAGAAGATTGATTAAGTAACATGTTTCTTTTCTGTCCAATACTTAACTGCCTATCATCAGTTACAGCAATTACTTGAACCGACTTTTTGTCTATCTGCCGATTCAATTCTGATTTTAGATTTTCAAGTTTAGCACTGCGCTCATTCAAACTCGGAATAAGAACTGAAAGTTTATGAGTTGGTCTCCACGACATTATGTGTCTCCTTTTGCGATTCTGTTACTAGACCAAAGTTGTTTGCTTTGTTTCTATCATAAATTGCTCTGTCATGATCGTACATTTGCTGCGATTCGTTTCTCTCATGAAGAGCATCTCTTTGTACTTCATTTCCATTAATTTCACCTCTACTTGCACGGACATACGGGATTCCCACCCATTGGTGTTGAATGATACATTTGTCAGAATAAACAACCTTGTTCAAGATTCTTGCGATCTGAGTAAACTCATCATCTGAAAACACACTCATGTATTCAGGATTGTAAATGTATCCAAATCTATCAAAGTATTTTCTTCCCATGATACTTAAAGTGATCAGTTTATCTTGTCCTGAAAACCCATCATTGTAGTGCAGGACTCCGTCCGTATCAGGGAAATAATTTTCCATGTCCCTGCAAATGATATCATCATATCCAGAAACAACTGGAATCATATCATCGGATGCGAGTAAGATGATATCTGGATTCAACTGAAGAATCTTATCTAAATCTGAATTACAGGCTTCTATCTTTGTTTTTGAATTTCCAAACGCATAATGGAATTTGTTGTTTGTTCTTTGCTGAAATTTTTGTAATCCCAAATGAACATTTTGATTATTCATCGATAGGTCATTATGATCCATAGATGCAAAGAAATGTACATCCCGAACTCCCGAACAAAAATTAATGTACCTTTCCATTACTTGGAAAAATTTCTGTGGCCTATTTCTTGTAGGCATCTTGACTACTAGTCTCACTCTGCTTCCTCCGTTTCTTCTCCACCACCGTACTTGAATTCCTTCGCAGCAGCATCATCCAAAGCCTTGATGACATCAGCGGTGAAGTACTTCTCGGGATCCTTATTGATGTGACTTTCGAATGCAGCCACTCCGTTCGGGAACTGAATCTTATTGGAGACCTTGGTGAAAATCCCCTGAGACAGACCAAGTTCTACAAGACCGTAGTAGCGGTCAAGTCCCGTATCGTAGTTGAGCAGAACATCGACCTGACGATTTTCCTTTGTCAGGCGGCTCTTGTAGGTCTTGCAATGAATGATGTTGCCAACGATTTCATCATCAACCTTATGCTTCTTCTTCGACAGGTAGACGATAGTCGAAGCAGCATACTTCAGACCACTGCCGCCGCCCATCTCCTTAGTAGGCACATATGCACCCACTACATCATAGGTGTGATTGGTCACGATCAAGGGAATGTTGTACTTACCCAACTTGAGAGTCACAGTACGGAAAGTGCCCTTGATGACCTGACTGCGGGTCATATCACGGGTTTCCTTCCCCTCTGCTGTGTCATTCATTTCCTTGGAGGTCGAAAGCATTCCAAGAGAGTCAAGAACAACCATGAAGGGCTTTTGCTCACTTTTGTTCAACTTGCCGTAGTTGTCCAAGATTTGAATCAGTTGGAATCTAAAGTTCTCAACTGTAGCCACAGGGAATACCGCAACCTTTGTTGGGTCGAGTCCACGGGACTTGATCATCTCCCGTGTGACTGCCTGCTCACTATCGAAATAGAGTACTGCTCCTTCAGGATTGTCCTTCAGAAACTGCCCTGCGATTCCAAGAGCAAAGTATGTCTTGCCCGTAGCAGACTCGCCTGCAATTCCGATGATCTTGTTGTTGGCAATGCCGCCCGTGAGCGTACCCGAAACTAGAGCATTGAAAGCATATGATCCGGTATCAACAAATCCAAAAACATCTGCTTCGGTTCCGTCGATTGCAATAGTTGCGTGTTCATTGCCACTACTCTTGACAAGGCTTTTCAGAAAGTTCATAGTGTCTCCATTACAAATGATTATGGGGATTGTATCCCCGTCAGTTCAGTCTGTCAATCAATTAGTTGTACATTCAAAGGTCTCAAACGAAGCACCAGCCATCTTGACCGTAGATAGCACAGTATCTAGTTCTTCCTTTGTGATGAACCCCATCTTGTCCGCATGTGTTCCATTATTTTTCTGTGATTTTGGATGCACATCATGAAATACTAGATTTGCTCCTAGTCCCATCTTTAGTTTGGTATCGATTTCTTCAACAACGCTCGTCATGTCTCCACGACGAATACGATGCTCATAGGTCTCGCTATTTCTTCCGCCTTCTCTTTGTCGAAGCATGTCGGCGTGACGCATCAGCACAAACCTATCATTGTAAATAGTGTTCTGTCCAGGTCTAAGTCTGATGTAGCAGAAGAGTTTACATACTGCATCGTAAAGAGATGCGTCAAAACTTGAGTATGGAAATGCAAAGTGAGTAGGAGAAAGCCCGACTTCTGCCATAGATTCGATTGCGGGTATCACCTCTTCATCAATGTATTGTTCGGTACTTGAGATCGCTTTGTACTTCAAAGCATCTTTATGAGATACTCCGTGACAGCCTATAACATGGCCGTCTTGTTTGAGTTCAAGAACCAAATCAATGTCCGAATCACTCAACTGATCAAATGAGTCGATGTAGAAGACCGCTTTGGCACCATGCTCTCTAAGTACATCTCGGGCGTTGTGATACCAATTCGATATCGAATGATCATCAAACGACAGATGAACATGGGGATAAGGAATCTTACGAGTTGTGAAGGTATCAAACCTTTGCATGAAACTATTTAGCGAACCCGTTTTACCTTCATCTTCTTGGCAGATGTGCGCTTTCTCTTTGCCTTAACACTCTTCTGCGGCTGCTTACCGTTGTTCATCCATTCCAAGAAGTGCATCCATAAGATGCCAACTCCACCAAGAACTACGAGAACGGTGATCAGATTCATTAATGCGTTTGTGTGATTGATTTCGTTTGTCATACAAATAGATCCTCTAGTGATGATGTTTCTTCAAGTTTCCAACCAATGATCTCAACGATTGCAGTTAGGGGTTGAACAAAAGACTTATCGAACTGCATCTCGTAGTCGATGTACTGATCTAGGGAGAATTCCTCAGGAAGAGCGGTCACAAATGAGATAACCTTCTCATTGATAGGATTAGGTATGCGAAGATAGACATACTTGATCTTTTCGCCCTCACGAATCATCGGATACTTCTTTCCGAGTTTCTTCATTCGAATCCAATGGTTATAGACCAACGCTCCCTTGGGAGCAATAGGGGTTGCCTTCTTGTAGATGCTGCTGTAGTCCCCGTAGGTGTCAAGCCCGTTGCAGCCACGGGGAAAGGCAACCTTCTCCGCAGGAAGGCGTACAAACTCGTCATGGAAGCCCTGAACGAACCTACGGAGGTTTGCCTCGTCCTTGAGCATGATGATCTCCACGGCCTCCTTGAGCCTCTTACGCACGATAGCGGGGGTGGATGACTTGACCATCTCAAGACCGGTAATCTTGAGTTCAGGAGCGTCCATATAAACATCATCTTCACCCTTTAGCACGGTCAGAACATATCGCTTCTTCGCAGTCCAAATACCCTTGGCCGCAATAGACTCCCGCTTCATGGACATCTTGTTGGCATAAGCATTCATACGCTTTGCCAGTTCATCATACTTCTTTGCGATAAAGGGTAGAATGATACTCTTGCATGACTTGTCGATAAAGTCAACCGTCTTCTCTTGAGACTTGTTAGGAGACATCTTATTCACCAACTCGGACATTCTTAGGTAAACCGAATCGGTGTCGGATGCGATGACATAGTCTACACCCGTAGTCTCGCAGACCTTATTGAGAAACTCGTTCAGTTGCTTTTCGATCCAACGGGCAGACAACTGACCTGAAACGGTGATTGCTTCTGCCATTTCCAAGTCATAGTAACGGCAGTACTGATTGCCCAATGCACCATATGCAGAGTTCAATTGAACCTTACGAACAAGTTGGAAGTTGCCATACTTGGCAATCTCTCGCTTCTTATCTTCCACTTCGGCGTTAGGCAAATCGGGATTGTTCTTGAGAAATGCTTTGACTTCAAGCATCTTCTTCTTGAATTGCTTTCTCTGCTCGTACATAGTATCCATCAGTTCAGGAAGAAAGCCTCTAAACTCATTCGTAAAAGCAACTCCATTTGCACAGAGACTCACGCCGTTCTCATAAGCGAATCGACTTTGTTCTTTGACCTTATCCGTATTGTCTAGAATCATGTCAGGACTGACACACCCACGAACAAACAAGAAAGACTTGTCTGTCTTTGTCTCAGGGGAGATGTTGTACTGCATGATGAGGTGGGGATAGAGACTGTCGAGGTCAAACGAAACAACCCAATCATGTTGCCCTACCTGTGGGTCTTTCACATAAGCACCTTCGAACTGCTCGTCCTTATCTGATCTCTTGCGTGGCGGGATGATCGTGTCACGCTGAAACAAGTAGTTGTAGATGATGGAATCCCACATGCGAACTTGTGTGAACACATCACCATAGTTTGTTCTTGATGAATATGCAAGACCAAGTGCAAGTTCAATCAAGCGCAACTTATTCTCAAGCCCGACAACTAGATCAACATCACGGATATTGTACTCAACGAATCGCTGAAAGTCACGGCGATAGAAGTCCGTGATTGTACCGATGTCATCGTAGGCGATCTTGTCTTCACCAAGTTCAATAGACGCAATGAATCCCAATCGATAGGATTCTTGCTTGACGAAAGTAAACTTCTTGTACAGTTCGATGTAGTCGAGAATAGTGATTCCCGTAAACTCATAGACTGTGTAGGTTCTGTTCTGCTCGGTGACCTTTCGTTCACGAACATCCCCCCACGGAGACAGTTTCTGTGCAGTCTTCTTACCAAGGAGAGCGACGATTCTGTTGTAGAGATAAGGCATGTCGAAGCCATTGACATTCCAACCCGAAACTATGTCGGTGTCTAATGACTCCCACAGATCAACAAAGTGACTGAGTAACGCTCTCTCATCATCCTCAAACGAAACGAATTTCACCCCCGAAACATCACAATCGTGCAGAGCAAGAGTATAGCCTTTTCCATCAGACATTCGAATGGTGATGACATTCACACGCTCTGTAGGATTCTCGGGAGATGCAAATCCGTTCTCACTCTCGACTTCGATATCGATGTACATGACTCTGATGTGATTTGGATTGTAATCAACTTCGGAGTCTCCCCTGTATTCCTTGGCAATGAATTGATACTGAGAATCGATCTCGCCATATATGGTGAATCCCTCTAGTCTACCGTACTCATCCAT